TGCTAAATTATAATTCTCTGGAAAAATACTTTAAAAATTGAGGAGTAAATAGTATGCTTAAATCATTTGGTTTATTAATTTTAAGAATATCAATAGGCACAATGTTAATACATCATGGATATGAAAAATTAGCAGACATAGAAAATTTTGCAGATGCATTTGTGAGACCGATTGGATTACCATTTCCAATATTCTCTTCATACATTGCAGCCTACTCTGAGATATATGGTAGTTGGTTGTTGATAGTTGGATTACTTACAAGATTTGGTGCGTTAGCTATCATAGGAACTATAACAGTTGCCATATATCATGCGATTGTTACAGCTGGTTTTAACATCTATTTGTTAGAGCTTCTTATTCTATATTTTGGTGGAGCATTTTGTGTTCTTTGTTATGGTGGAGGAGAGTTTGCTCTTGATAGATTTCTTAAACGATTTAGAATTAAATTTCCTAGACCACACTTACCTTTTGAATAATGAATTGTTGGCATTGTAACACAGAACTTATCTGGGGCGGAGACCATGACATTGACGATGTGGAAGATATGGAGTATGATATAATTACAAACCTTACTTGTCCTAAATGTGAATCTTATGTAGAAGTCTATCATAAGATCAAAAACAAATTATGATTTTTTTAGCATGTCCGCCAGTTTATACTTTGCCTGGCACTTGGAGTGATCCAGAGAAAATTGCAAAGTGTAATGATACACTTATACCACACTTTACATTCAATCCTGATTATACCTTTGGTATATCGATTGCAGTGATTACTGTTCTGTTGGCCGCATATGGTATATACAAAGGTTTCTTTGCAAATAAAAACCTAGCAGATCCTTGGGATGACCACGATGACTAAATCAACTTTTGCTAAAACTAAAGCACAAATCAAATCTTATCAATATTATTTGTTCTGGGGTGCTTGCACGTTTGCAGTCATGGCTGGACAAATCTATGTTGGAACTGGATATCGTAACATGTCTGAATCTCTTGATAAACTTGTAGATGCATATGTTAATAGACCAAGAGTTATGCCAGCAGATAAACCCTTATATGAAATGCCTATTATAAGATGAATCTAAGTGAAAGTGATGCTGCCTATGCAGCAGACCAATTCATCGATTACTTCTCAAACTTAGGACGTATTGATGAATATCTTCGTAATGTAAAACTAGATCGTATGTCAAAGATGCCGACATATCTTCCTGGCTGTGGGCCTGAGGAGGATATGTTTGATGCGTTTGATATGCACCCAAATGACATGGACTTTAAAGTCTATGCTGCTGGAAATACTGACGGTTTCACAAATGAATATTTCAATGAGAGACTACAGATAACAACATCTCATTCGATTGAGAGTTCAATTCCTGGCAAGTCACTCAAGTGGATTGTCATGGAAACCAATACAAAAAAGATTGTTGGATTTATTCGTTTCGGATCTCCTACTATTAACTGCAAACCTCGTAATGATTGGTTAGGTAAACCACCTGAGTTAAAGAGATTCAACCGTCATTCAATCATGGGATTTATTATCGTTCCGACTCAACCATTTGGATTTAATTATCTCGGTGGTAAACTTCTTGCTTTGTTATGTTGTTCTCATGAGGCTAGAGAACAGTTAAATAGTAAATATGGTTCAGATATTTGTTTGTTTGAAACCACATCACTTTATGGCACAACAAAGTCATCATCTCAATATGATGGATTGAAACCTTACATGAGATACAAAGGATTGACCATGAGTGACTTCACTCCTTTGTTGCATGATGATGTCTTTAAAGGATTAAACAAATGGTTTATCGAGAGAAACAACAACAAGTTATTAGTCAAAGAGGACGCTTCGAGTCGCAAATTAAAGACTCAACAAAAGATGATATCTATTATCAAAAAGAGCTCGTCTTCTCAAAAGGCTGCGGAATTCCAGACTGCAATTGTAAATGCAAAGAACCTCACTGAAAAGAAAAGAGTCTACTTCAGTGACTACGGATTTGCTAATTCTAGAGAAGTTATTCGAGGAGATACTGACAAACTAGAGAAAAACCCCATCAACTTTGATAAATTCTATCAAGAGAATCTCATCAAATGGTGGAAAAACAAGGCCTCTAAAAGATATGAAAGTCTTAAGTCCAGTGGTTCTCTTAGAACAGAATTAGAGGTTTGGACTAAAGATATGCACATCGACATCATCAGGTAACTACTATGATCAAAACAATTCTACAAGAATTTCCTATCACAGACTATCCTAGAGAGAGAAGTCTTAGTGAAGAAAAAATTCGTAAGTATGCATACACCAAAGAAGAAGTCAATGTTCTTATTGAGGCTGCAGTAAAAGAAGCAGTCAAGGAAGCAACAAGAATTGATGAAGAATCAATGGCAAAACATAATCGTGATGCAACTGTCATTAGTATGATTCTTGGATTCACCACTCTTGCATTGTTTGTCGATGGATTACTAAGAATGTTAGGTATTATTCCACCATTCATGCATCTAGATGTAAACATTCTAGATAAAATAGAGACTGACATTATAGATAGAATAAAACAAGTCCCCATACAAAAGATATTTCAACAAGGTTTCCGATGAATGACACTAGCGTCTTTATATATTTTCTTTGTTTTGCTTGTCTTGCAGGGGCAACCTTCGCATACATGTATGCTATGATGACCTCAACTTTAAGAGATTTCAATAGACAACAAGAAAGAAGAAATGTGCATCCAGAGATGTCAGATGTTCAATCTGGTGAAGAACTTTTAGTTTTCAAAGCACAGGATGAAGAAGACGATGACGAAGGAGATGTTGTTATTATCAGAAAATAAATTATGAAAACATTTGACGATTCAAACTGGAGAGAAGAATACAAGGCTCATACTCGAAACAAGATGGAACTCGATCTTCTAGAACATGGGCCAAAGAGTTTATCTCAATCATGGCATCTCCAAGCACTGTATAGTAATTGGAAAAAAATAAAAGGTATCAAAGACCCCGAACCTTTAGATTTACAAACTAATTTCAAAGACTGGAGCGAGAAACATGACTAGACCAAACGACCTCTGGGATGATATGTCTATTCTAAATTCTCTATATGGAGAACTTTGTTGGGATAATGATGACCCTATAGAATTTATACCTGATTATGAAAATGATCAAATCATTGTGAAAAGAAAAAAATGGAACTTAAAGAATGGTTGAACTCAATCAACACAAATAAAAATAATTTGATTGATGAGGATCCTGATATTGAAAAGCAGTATCCATCTTATATTATCAACAGATGCTTATCTGGACAGATAGATTCTGTGATGTTTGCAAATGAAATGAACAAACATCCTAATCTAGCAAAGAAGTTACAATATGACTTTTTTCTAAATAGTCTCAGGAAAAGGAAGAGATACTCTCCTTGGCTTCGTAAAGAACAAATTGAAAACCTTGAACTTGTTAAACAATACTATGGTTATAGTAATGAAAAGGCAAAACAGGTTTTGAACATTTTGACTAGAGAACAACTCTCGTTTATACGAGATCGACTTGAGATTGGAGGTAGAAAATGAACTCAATTGTTGAGCCTCAAATTAGTTGGTCGCCAGACCAAATGATTGAGATTATATTAAATGAACCAGATGATTTTCTTAAGGTAAGAGAAACACTGACTCGCATTGGTGTGGCCTCAAGAAAAGAAAAGAAGTTATATCAGTCTTGTCATATTCTACATAAACAAGGCAGATACTACATCGTTCATTTTAAAGAATTATTTGCATTAGACGGTAAGAGAGCTAATATTACAGTCAATGATGTACAAAGAAGAAATCGTATTATCCAGTTGCTTTTAGACTGGGGATTGGTTTCTATTGTCTCAACTGATAAAGTTAATGACATCGCACCATTGAATCAGATTAAAGTTATCTCTTACAAAGAGAAGAACGATTGGAATCTAGAAACCAAATACAATATTGGTAAAAGAAAAAAACCAGAGGAGGAGTAATGTCAAACCTACCAAACCTACGAGAAGACGTTGACAACTTGCTAAGAGAAGTTGTGGGTGATGATAAAAATGATAAGAAACGTGTTGCAAATCTTAATGAAGAAAATAGTGACGATGAAGAAGTGTTACTATCTTAGTTAAATCATATAGATAGTTATGTGTTTAATTCAAAACAATCTATGCACAATCTTATATCGTTCAATAGTTTAAGACCTTGGATGAATCTCGAACGTGAGACATCTTCCAACGATTCAGTTGATGACTACTTTGAATGTATTTCGGAATGTGATGTAAGGGATAAAACTTGCGTCAGCCATTGTAGAGTTTTGCTAGACTAGGGAGGAAACCGAAGTGTTGTTAGGGGGTTCACCACCCCTTATTTTTTTGTCTGATGTTATAATTAGTAGTGTCGCCTTCGGGGACAAAATTACACTCGCTTACTTAAGGAGAACTATGAACTTACAAAGGTATCGTGCTGCCGATCTAGGAGATTTAATGGATCGCATCACAAAAAATAGTATCGGTATGGATACTTATTTTGATCAGATTTTTACTGGAAACCTAACAAACTATCCACCTTACAATCTAATACAGGTAAATAATACTGAGTCTCGTTTAGAGATCGCACTTGCTGGATTCAAAAGGGAGGAAGTCCATGTCTATACTGAATATGGAAAACTATTCGTTGAAGGAAAGAAAGAAAATAAGGAGAC